CCAATGCCTCGCAAGTCGGGTGGCCGCACCGGTTATCCGATTGATTCGGGATCGGGCGGCGGTGAAGCGCGGCTTGAGAAGATCAAGGCTTACGGTCTGAAGGGCCGGTAACAATTTCTCTGGGCGAGCTCTCCCCTTGCCCAGATGAGAGGAAGGCCGGACGCCTTTCCAGCCCCTTGGGGCGTCCGGTCTGACCATCAATTCAAGGGGTTAAAGAGGGCACAATGTTAACAACAGCGTCTAAATACGCAGCAGAACTGCGTAAATTGATTGAACAGGAGTATGAGCGCATTCGCGATAACCTCGCAGGCGGTTCGGCACATGACTATGCAGACTATCAACGCAGCATCGGAACGATCTCCGGCCTGCGTATTGCTCTGGAACTCATGGAAGTGGCTCAAACCAACGCGGAGAAACGCTAATGCCTCCTATGAAAATGAAACATGCCGTCGATCCCAAGAAGGAAATCTTGGACGAGATCGGTGACATCAAGGAAGTTGAAATCTTCAACAACCAAATCTTGGTCGGCGTCTATATTCGTCCTCAGAAGACCGCCTCGGGCATCATTCTGACCGACAAGACAATCGACGAAGACAAATACCAAGGCAAAGTCGGCTTGGTGTTGAAGATGGGGCCGGATGCTTTTGTCGACGAGACGGGCAAATGGTTCAAGAATATGAAGATCAAGGTCGGTGACTGGGTGGTTTTCCGGCCCTCTGATGGGTGGGCAATCGACATCAACAGCAAGCGTTGCCGCATCCTTGATGACGTAGCCGTTCGCGGTCGCGTCAAATCACCTGATATTGTTTGGTAAAGGATATAACATGGCAGATGAAGATCAAATCCAGTTAGAATTGGAACCTAACGAGGACGAAATCCAAATCGTTGAAGCGCCGGAAGACATCAAAATTGAGGAAAAACCTCAACTTTCTGTTGAAGATGGCATCAACGAGCTCAAGGCAAAACTTGAGGAAGAGCGCCGCGCCCGCGAAGATGCGGAACGCCGTGCTAAAGAAGCATATGAGCAAGCGACGGCGGCCAAAACCGACGCCGCTGACAGCAATATGCGGATGATCGACAACGCAATTGAAACGGTGAAGCGCAATCAAGAGATTTTGAGACAGAATCTCCGCGATGCGGTGGCCGCTGGGGACGCGGACGCTCAGGCTGAAATCCTGATGTCGATCCAGAAGACCCAGATGGATCACGAGAAGTTGATTGCGGGCAAACAACAGTATGAGGCGACTGTCAAAACGCAGCCTTCTGATCCTGTTGAGGCTCTGGCGGCCCGTTTGACGCCACAATCGGCTGCATGGGTCAGGGCTCACCCTGAATATGCTCGCGATCCTGTCCTTACACGCCGCATGGGCCGCGCCCATGAGGACGCTTTGGACGATGGCCTTGTGGCGGACACCCCAGAATACTTCAGATACGTTGAAGATCGTCTTCGGATCAGCCCTCGCGCTGAACCACAGCAGCAGGAGTCAGCATTGTCTGAAGCATCCTCGTCGACAGCGGGCCGTCGCGCCGCTGCCCCGCCCGCAGCACCGGTGTCTCGTTCGGGCACAGGCACTGGCGGTCGGTCAAACGTCGTCACCTTGTCACGCGCCGAGCAAGAAGCGGCTCGCGATATGGGCCTGACGCCAAAAGAATACGCCGCAAACAAAATGGCGTTGATCAAAGAAGGCAAATTGGCCGGTTAATTAAGGAAAATTGAACATGAAGACGACAGATCGTATGGGTTTGCGCCCCGAAATGCGCCCAGAAGTAGAAGACGACCGCCTTGCAAAGCGTATTGCCGAGCTGCGGAACCATAATAACGCCAACCTTGACGAAGGTGTTGACAAATTTGCCACGCCCAAGCCGCCAGAAGGCTGGTCATACGAGTGGAAGATGAAATCGGTGAACGGTTGGGAAGACCCAGCCCACTATAACCGCATTTCTATGGGCGGCTGGGAGCCGGTTGAGTCAAAACGGCACCCCGAGATGATGCCAAAGGGTCATGTCGGCTCAATTGAGCGCGAAGGCATGATCCTTTGCGAACGCCCGATGGTGATCACGCAAGAACGGCAGGCCAAAGACCTCCAGAACGCGCGGAATCAGGTGCGGACCAAAGAAGGCCAGCTCGATCCGAAGGGCCGTGGCGGTATTATCAGCCGCGAGGACGCCCAAGTGCGGCCAAAAGTGTCCAAGGACCACAATTTCTTTGTTCCTGAACAGTAAGTCGTCTGCTAGGACGGGGAAAGGGGGCTTCGGCCCCCTTTTCTTTTTTATCAAACTATGCAATAGTGCGATTCTCGTTCTCCCCCCGGCGTGGGAGATTTTAACAATTCCCGTTTCTTAGTCGCCCCGGTGTGCGATGATGGAACTCTCTGAAAGGAGAATCCCGTCATGGCCAATACGTTTGCGCCCAGCGGTTTCTTGCAGTTTCAGGGCGGTGCAGGCGGCGCTCCGACGTTCGCACAATCCCCCCGTTTGATCGCGTCTGGCAACACGACGCCAATCTTCACTGGCGACCCTGTATCGCCTGTTACCGGCTCCGCAACCGGTTATATCACCCAAGCCACGGCTGGCGGCTCAACCGTCCTCGCCGGTATCTTTGTTGGCTGTAAATATCTGTCCACGTCTCAGAAGCGCGTTGTCTGGTCCAGCTACTGGCCCGGCTCCGACGCAACCGGCGACGTGACGGCATATGTCATCGATGATCCAAATGCTCGTTTCATCGTGCAGTCTTCTGGTTCCGCCTTCCCTGTCACTGGCACGTCCACGTCTTATACGTCTGGCGTACAAGGTCAGTATTGCACGTTCGCCTACTCCACAACCGGAGCAACGTCGGGCAATTCCAACGGCGGCAACAATGCCACAGGCCGCTCGACGGCTTATGTCAACGCTGTCAACACGACTGTCACCGACCCCTTCATTATCGTCGACTACGCCGTTTCGTTCGGCAACGGCGGCGATCCCACAACGCAGTACTGCAATCTTGTTGTCGGCTTCAATAACGAAGTCTGGCGCACGAACGGTGCTGGCCCGACCGGCATCTCGTAAGAGGAGTAAGGACCAATGGCTGTTAATCTCTCACAGATCAAAGACCTTCTTCTCCCCGGACTCCGTGGTGTTGAAGGCAAGTACGAGCAGATTCCGTCTCAGTACGACAAAATCTTCACGAAGCACGACTCAAAGATGGCTCTTGAGCGTACCGCTGAAATGCGTTACCTCGGCCTCGCCCAGCTCAAGACCGAAGGCGGCCAGACCTCCTTTGACTCGGGCGCTGGTGAGCGTTTCGTGTACAACCAAGAGCACACTGAAATCGCTCTCGGTTACGCGATTACCCGCAAGGCAATCGACGACAACCTCTACAAGACCCAGTTCACGCCTTCCAACCTCGGCTTGGTGGAATCATTCCAGCAGACCAAGGAAATCTATGGCGCGAACATTCTGAACACGGCGCAGACCTACAATGCTGCAGTCGGCGGTGACGGTGTTGCTCTCTGCTCCACCTCGCATCCGATTGACGGTGGTTCGGTTGCAAACACGCCAACAACCCAGATTGACCTCAACGAAGCCTCGTTGCTGAATGCGATGATCGCAATCCGCACGAACTTCCGCGATCAGGCTGGCCTGAAGGTGTTTGCTCGCGGTCGCAAGCTCATTATCCCACCTGCTCTTGAGCCGGTTGCTATTCGTCTTTTGAAGACGGAACTCCGCCCAGGCACAGCAGATAATGATGTTAACGCAATCATGACCACTGCCGGTGGGTTGCCTGAAGGCTACATGGTCAACGACTTCTTGACCTCGTCTTATGCTTGGTTCTTGCTCACGAACATCGACGGCCTTGCCTACATGGAACGCGTGAAGTTTGAAACCGACATGCAAGTCGACTTCGTGACTGATAACCTTCTCGTCAAGGGCTATGAGCGTTACTCGTTCGGCTATTACAACTGGCGGGCGATCTACGGTTCGTTCCCAACCTCGTAAGGAGGAATAACCATGGCGATTGACGCTTTCTCAGGTCCAATCATTACTTTCGGGCAGAGCTCCGTTGGTCTTGATTACAATCCCGACATTGGTGGCTCGTCCCTGTTTGCTTCAGGGGCGGGTTTCCTCGACACTCGCATCCCGTTTACCTACAATCCCGGCGAAGCTCAGGCCCAACAGGATTTTGGGTGGCTTGGTTTTGACAATGTTAACACCCTTAGCATTGTTCCTTATTCCAAGGCGGCGGGCGCAATTGTCGCTTCTGCAAACGCAACCAGTGCGACGTTGACACTTGTCACGACGAACTCGGCGACGACGGGCGTGTATTACAACAACACGAACTTCGTCCGCTCAGACACTGGAGCCCAGACGAACGTGCTCGCTCTTGATGCTTATGCATCGGTGACGGCATCGTTCTCCAACGGTGTGATGACAATCACAGCCAACTCTGGCATGCCAATTTCCCCTGGCATGGTGGTGTTGACGACAGGTGGCACCGTGTCGCAAGGCACAGCCGCTGGCGTTCAGATCGTCTCGCAGCTCACGACAACCGGCACATATACGACGGTTGGTCAGGGCTACACCGGCACCTACCAGACCAACAGCAATCTGACTGCGACGTCTGGCACGGTAACGCTTGCGTTCCAGAATGTGCAGCAATGCGCGATCCCGAACAACGCTCAGACACCGGGCATCTATCTTTGGAACCCGATGGCTCTCGTTGGCCGCGCCGTGGCAGTTACTGCTGCTGCGAGTGCTACTGCGACTACAGCAACGGTTTCGGGCTTTGATATTTATGGCTACCCAATGCAAGAGAACATCACGATCTCTGCTGGTAACCAAGTATCGGGCAAGAAGGCATTCAAATACATCTACTCAGTTGTGTTGAATGCAGCCGATGCTACCCACGCATATTCGGTCGACACGACCGACGTGTTTGGGTTGCCACTCCGCTCTGACACCTTTGGTGACATTCTGATCAACGATGCTTCGTCTCTTGAACAGACGACGCTTATCACGGCGGCTACAAGCTACGTGAATGCTGATCGCACGACCGCTACCGCTACAACCGGTGACGTTCGTGGCACTTATGCTGGTTTCACTTCCAGCACCGGTGCGAACAAGCTGATCGTTCGTCAGTCGCCTCCGCCGTACAATGTCCAGTCGACGACTGGCTTGTTTGGCCTCACTCAGTACAGCAACTTCTAAGGAGTGAACCATGAAGGGTCACAAAGGACATCACCACGGCGTTATGCATGCTGGTGTACATCACAAGCACCCTCGTGCGGAGCACAAGAAGGGTGGTAAGGTCGAGTCACCAATGGAAGGTCATTGGGATCACGACGAGTCGCCTTCAGACGTCTATGAAGGCAAAGACTCAAACGTGGCTAAGGAAGCCAAAAAGCGGAAGCATGGCGGCGCGGCGAAACACAAGCACCATGTTGGCCATCACGAAGGTCATCACGCGCATCATCGCGCCGACCGTAAGCCCCGCAAGTCGGGCGGTCGCGCTGGCGCTGACATGAACCCGCTTTCTTCAGCTCACAAGGGCATGGAGCCAAAGGCTCACAAGTCCTACGAACCAGAAGAGCACTAAAAGTCGGGGGGAGCTTCGGCTCCCCCTTTCTCCATAGGGGATTACCATGACTGCTGCTTGGACACGCAAAGAAGGCAAATCGCCATCTGGTGGACTTAATGAAAAGGGCAGGCAGTCTGCCCGCGCTGAAGGCCATCACCTGAAAGCACCCACGAAGGATTCAAGCAATCCTCGCCACAAATCATTCTGTGAGCGGATGACAGGCATGAAGCGCAAAATGACAGGCGCTGCCGCAGCCGCCGATCCTGATAGCCGGATTAACAAATCTCTCCGCAAGTGGGGTTGCTAATGGCCGAGAAGCCTTTCTGGGAAAAGAAATTGCCCAAGGATCATCACACAAAGCACTTGTCGCATAAGCAGGAGCAAAGTGCTAAAGCAAGGGCAAGAGCTGCTGGGCGGCCATACCCGAACTTGATCGACAACGCCGCTGCGGCACGGAAAAAAGGTAAGTAATTATGGGCACGATCTCTCAATCCGGCGTCGTTTGGGATTCAATCACAAAGAACGGCAAGCACGAGCCATTTGAACTTCAAGTTGGCCGTGGATTAATTACCAACCATCAACCGGTTGAAATCTTTGGCTACAGCACTCAGGTTGCCGGAACGGCTCTTGGTCCTTTGTGGGAAGGCTTAACGCAATCGGGCGGAGTATATGCTTACCCATCTTCCGCGGGCGTTGTGGTGCTTCTCAGCGCATCCGGCGCAACCGACGCTGGGTTGATCATTCAGGTCAATGGTTTGGATGCAAACTACAACCTTTTGTCAGAAACAGTCACGTTGAACGGTTCAGGCACTGCAACGACGACCAACTCATTTTTCCGCATCAATGGTTTGTTTGTGACCAATGGCATCAATGCCGGTAACATCACAGCCAAAATTGCGACCGTCCTTTACGCGCAGATCAACGCTGGCGTTGGGCAGACGCAAATGTCAATTTACACCGTGCCAAAGGGCTACACGTTCTATCTGACTTATGTTCAGGCGAACGCAAGCATTGGGTTCACATCCAGCAACTACATGCTTTATGCCGAATACAACAAATTCAACCTTGGCAATACAATCCAAGAAAACGGCTACAACTACACAGTCAATGGCAACACGACGTTGCTGTCGCAGTCGCCATTTGTGCAGATTTTTAACATCCCCTACACGGTTCCTGTAGGCCACCCCGGCGGCACGGACATTCAATATCAAATGAAGTCCAATACGGGTGGGCCGTTTACCGCATCAATCTTTGCAGGTGGTTATCTTATTGCTGACGCTACATCGACAAACTTCTGATGAGGAGCCGTTATGACCACGAGCGGCACCTACAACTTTAATCCGTCTCTCGGCGAGCTTGTACTCTACGCATACAATCTTTGCGAAGTCAGAAACACGGCTATCACCCAAGAGCACATGGAAGCCTCTCGTATGGCGACCAACATGCTTCTTGCGACGTGGTCAAACCGTGGCGTGAACCTGTGGGCTGTCGATCTCCAGCAAGTCACGTTCAACCAGACGCCAACAATCTTGACCGTTACAGGTAACGGGGCTACGACAACGCTCACATACGCAACGCCCAACACGCCGGTTTATACGGTCGGGAGCCAAATCACGGTGTCGGGGACCACGGTCGTCGATGGCGTCCAGACTGTCACGGCGTCAAAGAATGGCTCTGTGTCATTTGCGTCCTCTTACAATGGCTCGGCGACGGGCGGCACGATCTCGTCTCAGACGCCCGCAGGCACATATTCGGTCGATCCGAGCACAGTGGTCATCCTCGACGCCTATGTCACGACGACGCAGTCAAACTCACAACCGATTGATCGCATCATTTTGCCTGTCTCGCGCACGGAATACGCATCGTATCCAAACAAGCAGCAGACGGGCTTCCCGACGGTGTTCTGGTTTGACCGCCTTAATGATCCGTCACGCTCGACCGGCTCTCCTGGCCCTTCGGTCACGCTTTGGCCGGTGCCAGATGGAACGTCGTCGCAATACTTGAAATATTATCGTGTGCGGCAAATTCAAGACAGCGGCTTCACAAACGGCCAAACCGTCGAGATTCCATATCTTTGGATGGAAGCCTATGCCTATGGCTTGGCGCAGCGCCTTGCCGTCATTTGGAACCCTCAAAAGGTAGCCATTTTGAAGCCTTTGGCCGATGAAGCGTATGAGATCGCGGCAGAACAGAACGTGGAACAGGCGCAGCAGTATATTTCACCGCAAATTCAGGGGTACTTTAGGTGAGACCTCATGGCCGCGCATCCGTATCAAGCAGAAATCCACGCGCCTTTGGTATTTGCGACAGATGTGGATTTTTGGTGAACCATTATCAATTGCAATGGCAGTTTGATTACGCGGGTGCGGGCCTTATCAACAAGCGCATTTTGGTGTGCAACCCATGCAATGACGTTCCTCAAAACCAATTGAGGGCTATTGTCCTGCCCGCCGATCCTACGCCGATCCAAAATCCGCGCGTTCAGGACTATTATTCGGCAGAAACAACCACAATTGCTGTGTCTCAAGGCGCTCAAACAGACCCGACAACGGGCATTCCGATCTACCCGACTGTCAGTCTTGTCACCGAAAACGGCCAATCAATCACAACGCAGCCTATCGGCCAGCCGGTTGGTCTTGATCAGAGCGCCGTCATGCCCCTCAACAACCAGACGACATACCGTGTGGCGCTTCCTCTTTTGTCCGTGACATCAAATGGAACAAACACCATTACTGTCACCTGTTCGTCGCCGCATGGACTTTCAACCAATGACCAAATTGCCGTTGAGGGACTGTCAAATAATGCCGCAGACGGTTTTTATAGTGTCACTGTAACCACAGCTACGGCATTCACTTATCAAACGAACAATGCTATACCTGCGAACGGCTTGTTGCAAAGCACCACGCTTATGGTGACCGCACTGGTCGGGCTGCCTTATGGCTATACTCAGATACCACAAACTGGGCCTGCGACATGAGCAACATTACAATCACGAACCTCCCAGTTCTGACTAGCCTCAGCGGCACGTCGCTTCTTAATGTCGTGCAGGGCGGAACATCGTATGCCGTTAGTGCCCAGCAAATCGCTAATCTCAACGCAAACGGCGGAACTGTCACGTCGATTACGGCGCAGTCTCCGCTGTCAGGCGGCACAATTACGACGACAGGCACGATTGGTTTGAACACGAATAGTGTCACCAATTCATACCTTTCCCCGATGGCGGCGAACACCATCAAGGGCAATAATACGGGCAGCGCGGCGCAACCGCAGGATTTGACTGTTTCTCAAACAATGACTTTGCTCGGCGCGGCACCGCTCAATTCGCCCGCCTTTACCGGAACACCAACCGCCCCAACACCGACATCATCTGATAGCAGCACACAAATCGCCACGACGGCATTCGTCAAAGCGCAAAGTTACGGGACAGGTACTGTCACGTCTGTGACGGCAGGAGACGGCCTCAACGGTGGCACAATCACGACAAGCGGCACAATTTCTTTGCCAAGCACCGGCGTCACGGCGGGAACATATGGCACAAGTTCTGCGTTGTCTCGGTTTACGGTTGATGCCTATGGCCGCCTGACATCAGCACAAAGTATTACAATTGTTCCGTCAAATATTGGCGCTGCGGCTTCCTCGACAACAATTACGGCGGGTACTGGGCTCACCGGTGGCGGCGATCTTTCCGCAAACCGAACCATTTCTCTTGCACCGATCACTACAAATTACGTCGTTGCAAATGCGACAGGCTCAACAGCCGCGCCCGTTGGGGTTTCTTTAACATCATTGCTTGATGCCGTGTTTGGCACGGGTCAGGGCTCGTTTCTGTATAGAGGAGCGGGCACTTGGGTGGCGCTTTCTCCCGGCATTGCTGGCCAAATTCTTCAAACACAAGGCGCGGGAGCAAATCCTGTTTGGGTTAGCGCGGGCGGCACCGGCACGGTCACGAGCATTGGCGTCGGCACCGGTTTAAGCAGCAGCACCACAAATCCAATTACATCATCCGGCACAATTAGCATTGCCAATACGACGGTGACGGCTGGCTCTTATGGTGGTGCGTCGTCTGTTCCGTCAATTACAGTCAATGCACAAGGCCAATTGACTGCGGCGTCAGCGACGGCAGTTGTTGCTCCCGCTGGCACTCTTTCTGGCTCAACGCTGAATAGCACGGTTGTCAATTCATCTCTTACAAGCGTTGGAACAATTGCAACAGGCGTTTGGCAAGGAACGACGGTTGGTGTTGCATATGGCGGCACTGGCACAACGACATCAACCGGCACGGGCTCCGTGGTGCTGTCAAATTCGCCGACGCTGGTGACCCCGACCCTCGGCGCGGCATCTGCCACCAGCGTTGCGATGACGACCGGCACAATCTCGACCGCGCCATCGGGCGGGACCGATATTGTTAACAAGACTTATGTCGATTCTGTCGTCAGCGGGAACAACTACCACGCCGCTTGCGAATACGCGACGACGGCAGACCTCGGCACGGTGACCTATAACAACGGATCGTCGGGCGTCGGTGCTACAATCACCAAGACATCGCCATTCGCCACGCTCGCCATTGACGGCGGTAATCCATCGGTCGGCCAGCGTATCCTCGTCAAGAACGAAACCAGCGGCCAATATAACGGCATTTACACGGTTACAAGCGTTGGTTCGGGTTCTGTTGGCTGGGTGCTTACCCGCGCAACTGACTACGATCAAACCGGCACTGGTCAGAATGAAGTTGCGCCGGGCGACACGACGTTCATCATTAACGGAACAGTCAACGCCAATACCCAGTGGGTGCAGACAACGGACGCGCCAATTACAATCGGCACAACGCCGCTGGTGTTTGTGCAAATCGGTGCATCAACGTCATACTCCGCTGGCACGGGCCTCACGCTTACAGGCACCACGTTCAGCATCACAAACACGGCGGTTTCTGCTAATTCTTACGGTTCGGCATCGTCGGTCGGCACATTCACGGTTAATGCTCAGGGGCAGTTGACGGCGGCGTCCAACACGTCAATCGCCATCGCTGGCTCGCAAATTACGTCAGGCTCGGTCGGTGCAACGGTCGGCGGCACGGGCCAAACAGCAGTTGCGACCGGCGATTTGCTTTATGGCTCCGGCACAAATACTTGGTCGCGCCTTGCAGCGGGGACAAACGGTTACGTCCTCACATTGGCTGGCGGCGTCCCTACTTGGGCGGCATCAACTGGCGGCGTCACGTCATTCTCGGCTGGTACGACGGGGTTCTCTCCATCGACCGGCACGACTGGCGCGATCACACTGTCTGGCACACTTAACATCGCCAATGGTGGTACGGGGCAAACCACAGCATCTGCGGCTTTCAATGCTCTTTCTCCGATCACGTCCACGGGCGACCTCATCATTGGCAATGGCACAAATAGCGCAACGCGCCTCGCCATTGGAACGAGTGGCTATGTCTTGACCTCAAACGGCACGACGGCAACGTGGGCTGCGTCAACGGGCGGCGTAACGTCATTTAGCGCGGGAACAACCGGCTTGACGCCGAACACCGCCACCACCGGTGCTATAACACTTGGTGGCACACTTGCGATTGCGAATGGCGGCACGGGCATCACATCATTTGGCACGGGCGTCCAGACCGCATTGGGCCAAGCAGTCACTGGCTCGGGCGGTATTGTCTTGGCCACGTCGCCCACAATTACGACGCCGACAACAAGCGGCAACATCACAGCCACCGGCACAGGCGCGTTGTTCCTTGCTGACTTCACCAATACGACCGTGGCATCCCGTTTTGCCTTCCAAACCAGTACAGCCAACAGCACGACCGGCATCTATGCCCTGCCATCTGGCACCTCAACGGCGGCGTCTTGGCAAGCTACAAACAATTCTAATCCAACCAATGCGTCAAAAATTCTGATTGCGACGAACGGCTCAACCGACGTTCAGTTGGTATCTGGCATCAACGGCACCGGCACATATTTGCCGCTGTCGTTCTACACGAACGGTTCAGGCCAGTTTGCGATTAATACGTCTGGCGCGTGGGGCATTGGCTCTGTTGCAGCAGCCACGGTCAATTATGGCACTTCCGGTCAAGCCTTTGTGTCCGGTGGCCCGTCAGCACCCCCGACATGGACAACGATTACAGCCAGTGCGACAGGCGGCGGCACGGATCAAATCTTCTGGAATAACGGCCAGACCGTCAATTCGTCGTATAGCATCCCGTCAAACACCAACGCTGGCACGTTCGGGCCTGTCACTATTGCGAGTGGCGCGACGATCACGGTCGGCGCATCCTCGACTTGGACCGTAATATGACCGAAAAGAAATTTTACGTTTATACTTATAGTTATCCAGACGGGACGCCCTTTTACGTTGGTAAAGGAACGGGGCCGCGCAAGCGTATTCATTTGCGGGATGCTAAGGCTGGCCGTAACAATAAAAAATGGGCTGTTCGCGTTGTTGCCAAGTTGCTTCGCAATGGGCAAGAACCGATTATAACTGTTGTTAAAGATGGCTTAACCAGCCAAGAAGCACTTCAATTAGAAGTTGAATTTATCAGACAATATGGCCGGAAAGATATTGGAACCGGAATTTTGGTTAATTGCACGGATGGCGGAGACGGCGCCATTAATGTTTCCGATGAAACAAAGAAAAAACAAACTGCCAAATTTATTGAATGGTCAAAAACAAAACGGGTAGTTGACGATGAATATCGTCGCAAAATTAGCGAAACGCAGCGTGGTCGCAAATTGCCAGAAGAACAAAAAGAAAAAATACGGCAATATTACAGAACCCATAATTCTCCATTTAAGGGGAAAAAGCATTCTGATGAAACTCGTGCAAAAATGAGCATAAGCCAAAAAAGAAATGTGGTTCGCAGCCCGCATAGTGAATTTACAAAACAAAAACTTTCCGCCAAACGGCAGGGAGAACTTAACCCATTTTTTGGCCGAAAACATTCTTCTGAAACATTGGAGAAAATTGCTTCTTGGGGGCGTGGTCGCCCCGGTCCTTGGACTGGGAAAAAGTTTTCAGAAGAGCATATGGCCAAATTAAGGATGCGGCAGATTTGCCCACATTGTGGTAAAGAAGGTGGCGGAAGTGCCATGAACAGGTATCATATGGATCGGTGCAAGAGCCGGATAGTTCTGGCGGAGGCGGCATAATGGGCAATTTAACACTCAACGGATCATCGTCAGGTCAAATTACCTTGTCCCCACCAGCGGTTGCGGGAACGCAGACGCAAAGCCTTCAGGCGGCATCCGGAACGATCCCTCTCATCAATTCGGCTGGCGCGTTGGTGAACACAGGTCCGTTCTTTGTGAACTCGCAAACTGTCTCAACATCGTATAGTATCCCGTCAGGAAGCAGCGCAGTGTCAGCCGGGCCGATTACGGTCAATTCTGGCATTAGCGTTACGGTTCCAAGCGGCTCTAAGTGGGTGGTGCTGTAATGGCTACGATCTTAAACGCAACCACATCTTCTGGCCTTGTTGTCACTCCTGACAACAGTGGTGCCGTTGCTATTCAAAATAATGGCACGACAGCCATTACGGTTGATACGTCCCAAAATTTGAGCATGACGGGCGGCGGAAAAATTCTTAGCAATGCGTCTAATACCGCCCCTGCTTTTGGCGACAGCACAGGAAGGCAAATTGGCACATTGTGCAAGGCTTGGGTATTTTTTAGCGGCTCCACGGGCGGCGCAACTGTTAACGCTTCATTTAACGTGAGTTCTTTGACCAGAAACGCTCAAGGCGATTATACCGCCAATTTTACCAATGCTTTATCAAGTGCAAACTATGCAGCAGTTGGAAATTTTAGCGCCGCATCGAGTGGAAGCAGCAATTATCCGACAGGTGGAATGGCAATGTATCAAAACGCATCATTTTCGGCTGTCGCTCCAACAACATCAGCCGTGCGGTTTTATATGTATAATACAGCGGTCAATTTAGCGATTGACCCTGTTTATGCTTCTTTGGCCGTGTTCAATTAAGGGGACGGATTGTGTCGCAAGTCATCATATACACAAATGAAAATGGCGGCGTATCGGTTTGCACTCCTACGGGTGAATTGCCGATTGAAGAAGTGTTGGTAAAGGATTGCCCTGCCGGTGCAATGATTGTGGATGCTGCAATAATCCCAAAAGGAGACGATGATAAATTTTTCAACGCATGGAAAATTAATGGTTCGTCGGTTTCTGTGGATATGCAATTGGCGCAAACGATTGCCACCAACAATCTTAATGCAATGGCAAAAACGGAAGCATCCCATCGCTTAACAAACACGGCTGCTGGAATTTCAAATAAATTGTCTGACACTGATTGGCTGGCAATTTTGACAACAGCCCGTAATTCTATCACTGCGGCCAAGACAACAACTGATCTTGTAACTGCCGTTTCCCCCGTAGAACAAGCAATTCAAGGGAACGCATAATGTCATCCATTACTCTCAACGGTGATACCAGCGGCTCAGTGCAGTTGACCGTGCCAGCAGTGGCGGGAAGCAGTGTTATCACTGTCCCATCGGGAACAGGCACAATCGCGGTGCAGGGTGTCTCTACAAATATTGTGAGTGGAACCCCCCAGACGTTAACATCTGGAACTTCATACACATTTACCGGAATTCCATCATACGTCAAAAGAATTACTTTTGTTTGCAACGGATTAAAAACAAACGGGTCAAGTTTGTTTCTTGTTCAATTGGGAACATCAAGTGGCATCGTGTCTTCTGGGTATTTGGGTTATTTTGCATATTTGAATACAACCAGCAACGCAGGAAGTGGTAGTTCTTCTGCTGGGTTTCCGTTCCAGCATGGCGGATCGTCAGACACACTTTATTGCAATATGACGATTATGAACATTTCAGGGAACAATTGGCTGTCAACTCATTCTGGCGGATTTTTTAACGGTAGTTCAAATTTTGGCATCAATGGAGGCGGCTCTATCGCTCTTAGTTCGGTTCTAACAAGTTTGACTATTACATCTTCCTCAGCCGATACATTTACGGCTGGCACAGTCAACATTTTCTACGAGTGAGATAAACCATGACTACCATAGTTGACGGAACCAATGGCATCTCCTTCCCAGTAACTGCTGGCGGCACATCTGCACAGCAAGTTATATTACTTTGATGGAGATCGGGCAATGACCGCAACACTTCAAACTACCAACATCCAAAACGCTGCTTCCTCCACGACCAATCTTGCATTGGATACGTCAGGCAACGTGACTGTCGGCAGCAGTCTGACGGCTGCAAACAATATCACGGCCACATCTGGCACGGTGGTGATGGCGTCTTCGTTTTTGCGAAATCGCATCATCAATGGTGCGATGCAGATTGCTCAGCGCGGTACGTCTGCTACAGTCACGGCAGGAACTGCTGTTCCAACTGCATCAGCAGGGTTTCCATGTGTTGATCGTTGGTTCGTTTATTCAACAGGTGCTAACGTAACTGCCGCACAAGTTGCAGGTAGTGGTAACAATAAAAATCTTCTTCAGATCACAGGCGCTGCTTCTGTAACGGCAGTTGGTGTAGGCCAACGCATCGAGCAATTAAATTCGTATGATCTCGCGGGCCAGACATGCACTCTTTCGGTTCTGCTTGCGAACAGCACTTTGACAACCGTGACGTGGACAGCGTCGTATGCAAATACTGCTGACACGTTTGGAACCATTGGTACCCCGACTAAAACTCAAATTGCGACGGGTACGTTTACAGTTTCGTCAACCCTGACACAATATACTGTAAATATTGCTGTTCCTTCTGCTGCTACTACCGGGATTGAAATTCTTTTCACGGTTGGCGCACAGACGAGTGGAACATGGTCTATTGGAAACGTCCAATTTGAACCCGGCTCCATCGCCACACCGTTTGAACGGCGGTTGTATGGGCAGGAGTTGATGCTGTGTCAGCGGTATTATGAAAAGACTTATGACATAACCACAGCGCCGGGAACGGTAACAAACAATGGCATTTTGTCTATGATGTCATTTGCTTCAAAAACAATTAGAACGGTATGGAAATTTGCGGTTTCAAAAAGAACCGCTCCAAGCATTACTTTTTACAATCCTAACAATGGAAGCACAACAAATCCATTTAGAGATTTTGATAGCAGCACAAATTATAATGGCGGAACCGACGCAATTGGGACTGATAACGTAACTGCTTCTTGGTATTATGCCGCAGGAGGCGGGAACACAAACGGTGAATGGGGCGGCGTCCATATAACTGCATCGGCGGAGTTGTAATCATGTATGAAAACGCACAATATATTTTTTCAAATGGAAAAAATGATTGCATCCGCGTTGACATCAACGGCGTGACCAGTTTCGTGCCGCTTGACCCCGCCAACACCGACTACGCTGCCATCATGGCCCTCGTCGCAGAAGGCAAACTTACCATTGGAGCCGCACAATGAGCATTATTTTAAGCGGACAGGTTGGCGAAACCCCAGCCCAATGGACGACAGCCACACGCCCTGCAACGCCCAACACGGGGCAAACAGGCTTTAATACAACAACCGTTGCGCCAGACGTCTATAATGGCTCGGCGTGGACAAGTGTTTTGTTGACAACCACCGCAAACAACCAAAGCACAACCGGCCCGACTCAAACAATTTATACATCCGGTTCAGGCACATACACTTTACCAGCAGGTGTAAAGTGGATTCGCGTCCGCATGGTTGGCGGCGGCGGTGGTGGTGGCGGAAGTGGTTCGGGCGGCCAAAGTAATGGTGGCACAGGCGGGACAACCACTTTTGGTACGTCATTTTTAACTTGCAATGGCGGCGGCGGTGGTAGTGCTGGCAGCAACGGAGGCACTGGTGGTTCTCCCAATACGGGAGGAACGGCAACAGGCGGGGACTTTAACGCTCAGGGAGCATTTGCTCCCACACAAAGCGCGTCTAATGCTACTGGGGGAGGAAATTTAACCAATACTTATGGACAATGCGGGGCAAGCACTATTTTTGGCTCTGGAGGAAATTCGGGGAGCAATGGCGGAGGAAGCGGAACGGCTGCACAAACAAATTCCGGTGCCGGTGGCGGCTCTGCTGGGGGCGGAAGTGGAATTTATTCTGGCCAAGCGGGTTCTGCCGGTGGGTATTTAGAAAAAATTATGACTTCTCCGTCTTCAACGTATTCTTACTCTGTTGGTGCTGGCGGCACCGCTGGGTCAGCAGGTTCAGGCGGCGGCGCTGGAGGCGCGGGCGGTTCTGGCATCATTATCATTGAAGAACATTATAACTATTAAGGTGATGCCATGACCTCTCACGACAACAGCAACCTCATGATCGACAGCGCAATCGCTGCGGGGGCCATGACACTCCCTTGGTGGGCGGAGGTTATGGGGGCTTGGGCGGCATTTTTCGTGACGATTGGCTCGCTCGGTTTGTTGATATTTAGAATCATGCTTGCCTATCGCGAATGGAAAAGGGGCTAACGCAATATGCCAACCCTCGTCACAAGAGGAGCAGCATCGGCAAAGGCGTTTGGGTTCACAAGCGGCTACTCTAACCCTGTGCCTTCGCAGGTTGCCTTTACAACGCCGGGAACATACTCTTGGACCGTTCCGGCCAATGTGCGTTCGGTGTGTGTTGTCGCGGTCGGCGGTGGCGGTAGTTGCAATCTTCCCGGATACTATGCCGGTGGCGGCGGCGGTCTTGGCTGGAAAAACAATATCCGCGTCGTGCCGGGGCAGTCTTACACTGTCGTTGTAGGGGCCGGTGGCACAGGCGGTGACGGCGGAAACAGTTATTTCATCAACACGTCAACTGTGTGCGGTTTTGGCGGCAAAGGCGGCGGTCACGCTTATAACGCAGGCGGCACATACACAGGCGACGGCGGCGGCAACGGTGGCCAAGCGTCCGCAAACGGTCAGCCCAGCTCACCGGCATCAGGTGGCGGCGCGGGTGGCTACACCGGCAATGGCGGCAATGGCGGTATTGGTTATTCAACGCCCGGTTCAGGCGGTGGCGGTGGTGGCGGGTCTGCCGGGGGTTCGGATGCTGGTGGCGCTGGTGGTGGCGGTGTCGGCATCTTGGGCCAAGGGTCAAACGGCGCTGCCGGTGGCGCAGGTGGCGGCGGCTCGGGTGGACAAAACGGCGGCGCGGGTGGCGACGGAACGCAAGGTTCTGGCGGCGCTTATGGTGGCGGAGCCGGTTCCGGGTTAAACGCTAACACGACAGGCGGTGGCGGCGCAGTGCGTATTCTCTGGGGTAAGGGTCGCGCCTACCCCGCAACGAACACACAGGATTACTGATCATGGCTACGACGACAAATTTGGCGCTGAACGAACCCGCCTATAACAGCACGTCACCGACGTGGGATCAGCCATTGAACAACAACGCAACCATCTTGGATGCGATCTTTGGCAATACGACATCAATCGCCTTGACCAATGCAAACGTCACGCTGACCAGCCCGTCATCGTCGGGTGGCGGCAATACGCAAGCCATGCGGATTAAATTCACCGGCGCGATCTCGGCCAACATCATCGTGACCGTCCCCGCCATTGGCGGGTTCTGGATTTTCACCAACGCAACATCCGGTGCTTACACGGTAACAATTGCGTCAGCCGGTGGCGCAAACTCCGTCGTCGCGCCGCAAGGATACAGCGTCTTTTTGTATTCGGATGGCTCGGGCATTTATCCCGCTGACAATGGGTTGCTCAACTCGCTCACCAGTTTGGCTCTGACAGGAACGCTTTCGGTCGGCGGCGCATCGACGTTCAATGGCACATCGGCCTTTAACGCGACTGCGACCTTGAGCGGTTCATCGTCCACGCTCGCTGCCGTTTTGCAAAACGCTGCCGAGCCGGTCACGATTGTGGGCTCTGGCGCATCAAGCACGATCAATTTTGACGTGTTGACGCAATCGATCTTGTTTTATTCGGCGAGCGCGACCGGCAACTTCACAATCAATGTGCGCGGCAATGGCTCCAATACGTTCAACTCGGTTGTCTCGACCGGTCAAGTTGTCACGATTGCCTTCTTGGCAGCGCAGGGATCAACGCCATATTACGAGACAACATTCCAGATCGACTCAACGACCGTCACTCCGAAGTGGCAAGGCGGTTCTGCACCGGTATCCGGCAATGCCAGTGGGATCGATGTCTACACCTACACAATCATCAAGACAGGTTCCGCATCCTATACCGTCTTGGCAGCTCAAACCCAGTACGCGTAAGCCATGCAATTCACTTGGACATACCCGCAATTCATCGTAAAACCGCAAGAAGGCACGTTGCAGAACGTCGTCGTCGGCATCAATTGGGTATGCACCGGCACGGACGGCACGAATACGTCATCTGCATCCGGTACGGTTAAACTTGGCAGCCCTAATCCTGCCGAGTTCATACCGTATCAAGACATCACGCAGGAGATGGCGGCGAGCTGGGTGGCCTCTTTAATCAGCGTCCCTGGCGTTGAGGCACAGATTGCGGCGCAGATTGCCGCTTTGTCTCCGGCACCGATTCAACCGCAAAATCCACCATTCTGGGTAGGTGACTAATGGACCCGTTTACCGTATTGGCTGGTGCCACTGCTATCTACAACGGGCTGAAGTCTGCCGTCAGTGCGGGCGAGGACGTCGTTGATACCGCGCATCGAGTTGGTAGCCTTATGTCCGAAGTCGCCAAAGTCGTTCAGCTTGTGTCAATGCCGCGCAAGAAGAAGGTGTTTCAGTCGCAGGCTGAGTTTGAAGCGCAGGCGATGAAGCTCTATGCTGCCAAAGACAAGGCCAAACAAATGGCGGCAGAGGCAAAGAATATGTTTGTCGCCATGCACGGTGTCGCGGCGTGGGACAATGTTCAGCGCAAGGTTATTGAGTTGCGGAAAGAAGCCGCGCGACAGGCTAAGGAAGAGTATGAACAAGCGATGGAAACCCGTCGCGACGTGATCATGGTGTCGAGCATTGTGGGCGGCCTTCTGGCGGCCATGGCTGGCCTCGGCATCTGGTTGTCATTAACGCACTAATAGGGGATCAAAATGGACCTTTTGAAATCATTCGGCCCACTTATTGGGTCAATCGCACCAACTATTGCGACCGCGCTCGGCGGCCCTGTCGCTGGCATGGCTGTCAGGGCTATCTCGGGCGCTTTGTTCGGCCACGAGAACGCTTCCGAAGACGACATTATGGCCGCTCTTGCCAATCCTAACGGCGATCAGCTTGCCGCGCTTAAAAAGATCGACGCCGACTTCAAGGTTCAAATGAAGTCGCTCGACATCGATCTTGAGCGCATCTCTGAGGCTGATCGCGATTCGGCCCGCAACATGGAAATTCAAACGCGCGACTGGATTCCGCGCGTCCTTGCGGTTGGTGTCACGCTCGGGTTCTTTGGCATCGTGGGTTACATTTTGCATTATGGCCTGCCACCGACCGGAGGCGAAGCGCTTTTGATGCTGATCGGAACGCTCGGCACGGCATGGACAAGCGTGATGGGGTTCTATTTTGGGTCTTCGGCTGGTTCCAAGCAGAAGACGGATGCTTTGACGGCGGCTCTCGGCAATGGAAAATAATTTTGAACAGTGCTTTGCCCTCGTTCTGCGGAATGAAGGTGGCTACGTCGACAACCCGCACGATCCGGGTGGGGCAACTAATCTCGGCTGCACCAAGGACACTTGGGAGGCGTGGGTCGGCCATCCTGTGACCAAGGACGACATTAGGGCGCTGACGCCCGCCGACGTCATGCCGCTTTACAGGGCAAAGTATTGGAACCCGATTAAGGGCGACGATCTGCCATACGGAGTGGACTATGCGGTCTTT